GGTACATGAAAATGCAGAACTAGTATATGACTCATCAGAAGATCCAGCAGCACTTGCTAGTTATAACTATTTAATAACAAAAGACAAGACTGCAATTACAAAGGACCCAGTAGAATTAGTAAAGGCTATAAACCGTGCAGAAAGAAAACCAGCAAGAATACCAGTAGGATATTCAGACTCAATTTCTTTATTTGATACACAAGATAGTGGAAATGTTCAAACAATTAGTGGTGGAGTAGGATTTGCTGAAGGAACAGACTATGTTATTTTATTAGAAACTGGATATAAAGTAGTACCGTATGACATTCAAGACGCAACAAAAATGCTTATTAATGACATTAAATGTGGAAGACTTGACTATTACAAAAGATATGTAAAGATGTATAGCACAGAGCAGTTTAAGATCGAATACGACAAAAGATTACTTGATGGAACTGGAAACATATTAGTAGATAAAATTTTAGATAAATACCGTAATAACATTGTTAAACCTGGGTTTTTATAATGGAATCATGCGAAGATACAGACTTCATGTATCCCATGAAAGCAGATGTTTACTATCCAATAGTTGAACAAGGAGCCTATGGCAATGTTCAAAAAACTTGGGTTTTCAATAAGACAGTCATTTGTAATTTTTCTAAAGATGGAACGGTAGACGAAGAAGTAAAACCAAATGTAAACATAACATTAAAAAAAGTCTTAATGGGCAGAACAAAAAGAGACATTAGATTTTCACAAGAAGAAAACACAGAGGCAATAACAAACGTAGTTATAACAAACATCAGAACAAGAACAGATGTTCCACTATACATAGAGACCTCTGGAGTCAGGGCTGGTAAGTCAACAATCTATGAGATAGAATCTCAGTCTGTAATCATAGGACCATTTGGAGAGCCAGAATATTATGCTTTGGCTATACGCCGTTCAGAGAACCAAGCATCGGATATCTAATGAGACTAGCAATCAATAACACTCAATTTAAAAAAGATATGAACAATATAATTGAGTACTCTTTTGGATACCTTGATGGCGTTCATGCTGGTAAGGTTCAATTTTTTAATAATCTTGGTTTGAATATTTCAGAAATGTTACAAAAATATATTGACTCAAATGCAAGGGTAAATCCAGCAGCACTCCATCATATTTATGAATGGTATCAAGTGGGAAGCCCAAATGCAAGACTATACGATATAAAGCATACAGTAAGCAACAATGGACTAACATTTATAACAAACTTTAAACAATCCTCATCAATTAAGGATGGATCAAATGTTCCATTTTATGAAAAAGCAAGAATAATGGAAGAGGGAATGCCAGTAACGATTACACCAAGAAATTCTGATGTGCTTGTATTTGAAAAAGATGGAGAAACAGTCTTTACTAAAAATAGCGTTAATGTAGATAATCCTGGCGGAGATGCCACACAGGGATCATTTGAAAAAGTAATTGACTCATTCTTTACAAAATATTTTACACAAGCATTTTTAAGATCAAGCGGTATATCACAATACCTAGAAAACCCTGTATTATATAAAAAGAATTTAACAAGAGGAAAAAAATCAGGAAGATCAAAAGGAAGAGACGTAGGATATAGATGGATAGCAAATGCGGGGTTACTAAATGGCTGATACAGATCTATTAAATACCCCATTAATTTGGATTAATAAATACTTACAAGCAAAAGTTGCAGAACTTGCTGATTTTGATAGACTTCCGTTTTTCCCATCAACCCCAACAACACTTGATGATTTAACCCAGTCTTTCCCACAGTCAGATGGCGTAATGTGCGTATATGATAGATTATCAAGAATGAATAAGAATAAATTTCCACATATTAAAACGGAACAAATATTGTATTATTTTTATGCCACAGCAGAGAACTCAACAACAAATATGATAAAAATACAAGAGGCAGTCTTAAGGCTAATGGACAGATTTGATGAGACTGCAGAAGAAGTCAATAACTGGTGCTCTATTCGCAAGGTTAACCTAGGAACAGAAGAAGCCCCAAACCTCATAAATAACATGTTTTACTTTCATACCTTCAAGGTTTATCAATTAGAAGAGGCAAGAGATATTGTTGATTTTGGCACAGCCAGAACCTATGGTGGCAATAAGTTCATCATTGAGTTTGACTATCATCAGATGCCAGAGATAAATACCCACACTTGGACCCCAAAAGGAATACCAGCAGGCGGAAAAATAACCATATAATAAGATGTTATAATTATGTCTGAGGAAACAAAAACGCCAAAACAACTTAATATCTATTTAAGAAAGAGGTGAATAAATGGCTTATAGTCGTGGAACATCAACCAATATTATTGTAGGTGCTGCAGCATTCTTTATGGCAGACACAACTTTAGTACCAACAGTAACTCCATCATTCGTGGGTTCAGCATCATACAGAGAGACTCTCTCTTCTAGTGCAACATATGACAATGTAGGTTACACAACCAACGGACTTGAAATGCAGTTCCAACCAGACTTCGGTGAAGTCCAGGTAGACCAGATTCTTGACGTTGCTAAACTTTACAAGCAGGGAATGCAAGTTAGCGTTGCAACTGCTTTTGCTGAAGCCACTCTAGAGAACCTTCTATTGGCTCTAGCAGGCAATAACGATGATTTGACTGGAACAAAGTCTTCATCTACTGGCCGTATCTTGAACCTTTCTGCTGGTGACATTGGAGAATGTCCAGTTGAACGTGGTATTGTTGCTGTAGGACCAGGCACAGGCGACTGTGACGATTCTGCTGCAGTAGAGCGTGTATACATTGGATACCGTGCTCTATCAATTGAAAACGTAACAGTTTCAGCAAAGCGTGATGAGGCTTCAATGTTTGAAGTATCATTCCGTCTTCTACCAGAAGATACATCAGGAACATACGGAAAGATCATTGACCGTACACACACAGTTGCATCATAATAATGTTGCAATAATCTAGTTTTAGATTACAACTAGCCCACTTCCTTAATTGGAGGTGGGTTTTTTGTTTGTGGTAGAATTGATAAGATGGCCACAAGAATATATAAGTCAGATATTATTACATTAATAGATGGCGAGAAGATAGAGATTTATCCCTTAAAGATTAAATATCTTAGGGAGTTTATGGAAGCATTCCATTTAATTAAACAATCAGAGAATGACCTTCAGTCAATATCCTATTTATCAGAGTGTGCAAGAATTGCTATGCAACAGTATAAACCAGAAATTGCAAAAACAATTGAAGACCTTGAAGATAATGTTGATCTACCTACAATATATAAAATAATTAATATTGGTGGGGGCATTAGCGTTAGCGGGGAAGCAGAAGAGCCAGTAAAAGAACAGGCTTTAAATGATAAAAATAATAGTAGCGGGTGGGATGATCTAGACTTAGCAAAGTTAGAGTCAGAGATATTTTTGCTGGGTATATGGAAAGACTATCAAGAACTAGAGGCAAACATTTCAATGCCTGAACTTGTAGCAACACTAGCATCAATTAGAGACTTAGATTATCAGGAAAAGAAATTTCTTGCAGCAATTCAGGGTGTGGATTTAGACGGGGAAACAAGTAAAGACAAAGGTCAAAAAGAGTGGGAAGACATGAAAGCAAGAGTCTTCAGCGGTGGTAAAGCAACAGATAGCAATGACGTTCTGGCATTACAAGGAGTCAACGCTCAAAAGGCAGGGTTTGGAATCGGCATGGGTCTTGACTATGGCGATGAAAGAGACCCAAGCCTAATGAAATAAATATTAAATAAATTAAAAATCAGCGTGTTCATGCTATAATTGAGGTAACTTACTGAGAGGAAGTTATGACTACAACAGTTCATGAAGAAAAAATAATTACCCTGATTGATGGAACAAAGATCAAGGTAAGACCTCTCAAGATCTCACTTTTACGTAAATTTATGAAGAAGTTTGAGGGCTTGGGGGCAGTCCAAAATGATAACGATAAGTCTATGACACTTTTGATTGAGTGTGTAGCAATCGCTATGGAGCAGTATAAGCCAGAGTTGGGGGAAAGCATTGAAAAACTTGAGGATGTAATTGATCTTCCTACGGTTTATTCAATCATTGAGGCAGCATCTGGAATTAATCTTTCAGATACCGCTTTACTCGCTTTAGCACAAGAAGAACTTTAACGGTTGAAGGTTAGCGGTTAATGGCAGGAGATACAAATAGCAATATTTTTATAAATATTGATACCTCACAAGCAATGACGCAACTGCGTCTTCTTGAAAAGGAACTCACTGCTCTTAACCGCTCCCTCATCGTTGGAACAAAGACTGCATCTGCAGCACAATCAAAGTACGCACAATCTCTTTTACATAATGTAAATGCCACTGGTCAGTGGACCGCTTCAATGACAAGAATGAGCACTGCCTCTGAGCAGTTTGCTAATAGACTTGATAAACAAAAACTTTCACTCAAAGAATACTTTAGATATGGTGCTGCATCTACCAAGACATTTGGAAAGATGTTTGGCAGTGAATTTGATACGATTGGAAAGTTAGTTGATAAGCGTGTAAAGACACTGCAGCAACAATATGTCCAATTAGGACGTGATGCACAAGGCGCTATGAACGCCATGAAGTTTACACCAAAGGCACTTAACTATAATAATTTAACAACACAGTTAATGGCTGCAAGCCAACGTCATCAGATATTTAATAAACTTATAGATGATGGCTCAACAAAACTACTTAACTTTGGTAAGAATACTCAATGGGCTGGTCGCCAACTTATGGTTGGTTTTACTATTCCACTTATGTTGTTTGGCTCACAAGCAATTAAAACATTTAAGGAAATTGAAACACAAGTAATTAGATTTAAAAAAGTTTATGGAGATATTTTTACAGATCAAGGAGCAACTGCTGCTGCTTTAAAAAATATTCGTGACCTTGCTGATGAATATACAAAGTATGGACTTAAGGTTTCAGATACAATCAAGATGGCAGCAGATGCTGCAGCAGCGGGTTTCTCTGGTCAAGGACTACAAACACTTGTAGAACAAACAAATAAACTTGCAGTACTTGGTGGAGTAACACAAGAAAAGGCATTAGAAACTACAATTGCTTTAAAGAATGCTTTCCAAATTGATACAGGCGCTATGTCTGGCACAATTGATTTCCTTAACGCCGTTGAAAACCAAACTGTTGTAGCACTTGACGATTTAACAGAAGCAATTCCAAAAGTTGCACCAGTTATTCAGCAACTAGGTGGAGACGTAAAAGATCTTGCATATTTTATGGCTGCAATGCAAGAAGGTGGAATATCTGCAGCACAGGGTGCTAACGCACTTAAGTCAGGACTTGCATCTTTAATTAATCCAAGTAATGCTGCTTCAAAGGCTGCTGCTGCCGTTGGAATTAATATTAAGGGTATTGTTGAAGCCAATGCTGGTAATTTAAGAAATACTGTTACATCATTTGCAAAAGCATTACAACCACTTACAGATCTTGAAAGATCAAGAGTAATTGAAAAAGTATTTGGAAAGTATCAGTTTGCTAGAATCTCTGCACTATTAAATAACATTGGAAGAGAAGGAACACAGGCTGCTCGTGTACTTCAACTAACAAATGCATCTGTTGAAGAACTTGCAATCTTAAGTCAACGAGAATTAAAAATTCAAGCAGATTCTCCAATGAATAAATTTGTTGGATCTGTAGAAAGATTAAAAGCAGCCATTGCTCCAATTGGTGAATTATTTGCTAAAGTACTCACACCAGCACTTGAATTTATATCAAGAATGGCTGATAAATTTAACAGTCTGCCAGATGGAATAAAAAAGGCTATTGGAATTATAACTGTTGTTGTTGGTGGACTAGGCCCACTATTCTTAATGACATTTGGCTTGCTTGCAAACGCAGTTGCAAATTCAGTTAAAGGTTTGCAGGTATTAAGAAAAGGCTATCAACAGTTAGCCTATGGATCAAGTGATGCAGCATTAAAAACACAGTATCTATCACAAGAAGAACTAGAAAATATTTCTATTAGCAATGCGCTTTATTCTAAGCATCAACAATTATCTGCAGCATACCAACTAGAAGCAGCAGCACTTACATCTTTAACAAACGTTTATAGAGGTGCTTCTGTAGCCATGGGTGGTTTTGCAGGACAGAATCCAGGATTATTTATACCTGGAAAAGGCGGTATGCCAAGACGATTTGCATCAGGAACAACTTCAGTACCAGGTCCAAAGGGAGCAGGAGATGTAGTTCCATCTATGCTATCTCCTGGAGAAGCAGTTATTCCAGCAAAACAGTCAAAAAAGTATTCAGGATTTATTGGTCAAATAATTAAAGACAAGGTTCCAGGTTTTGCTGGAGGGTTTATGCCTTTTGGTGCAGCAGCAACAGTTGGAAAAGGCATTCCACTATCAGCAGGCCCAGCAGCATTTCGTGAAGCACAGCAGGCTAGGTATGCAGCAAGAGATGCTGCCCGTAGAGGACTATCTTCAAACGTTGCACCAGTAGTTCCAATCTCTTCAAGACTTTCAGGAATTAGATATTCTGCTGAAGGATCAAAGGTTCGTGTTTCAGTTGGAGATGAGTCATTCTTAATTCCAGCATCAAAACTTGATAACTTTAAATCAAAACTTAAAGAAAACGAAGCCTGGATGATCGCTAATAAGCGAACAGACAATACAGAGCAAGAATTACTTCGCACAATCAAAAGAAAGGGCTATGGAGGAAAAGAAGTTTCTCCTAGCACAATTTATTCAAGACTTCCTAAGTTTAGCAATGCAAGAAACAGTCAGCAGAATCAAGATATTGCAGATAAAAGATTTAAAGCATTGCTTAAATCAAAGAATCCACACCTTCTAAAACTACAAAACTATTTAGTAAATGAAGAAAAAGTTTATCTTGAAAAGGTTTTAGGACAAGATATTGTTAAATCTTTAAAGGGATGGGATGTTAATAAATTAACACCAAGTCATATTAGAGAAGTTAGATCACAAAATCGTACACCAGAAGACTGGGCACCAAGTAAAATTGCAAGAGACTGGGGTTGGTTTAACTCTGGGTTAAGAGGAACAAAATTTGCAAACATAAAGGGTGGTCATCCTCTTAATGCTGCACAAGCAAGAGAGTTGCTAACTAATCTAGGAAAGACACCATTTGACAAACTTCCAAATGAAAAGAAGGCTCTTCAGGCTGCTTTAGAATATAGATTAAGTCGTAAGCCATCATACTATGATGACTTCACATTTACAGATAATGCAATGATGAAGGTAAAGCCAATGAACTTGGCTAGTGGAATTGTATCTGTACCTGGACCAAAGGGTGCTGGAGATATTCAGCCAGCAATGCTTTCTCCAGGTGAGTCTGTAATTCCTGCAAAGCAATCTGCTAAATACATGCCACTTATTCAGTCAATGGTTGCTGATAAAGTTCCAGGGTATGAGAATTCAAACGTTAATCCATTCTCTGGAACACCAGCACCAGCAGGAATGGTATATACACCATCTGGACTATTAGTTCCAGCAGGCGGAGGACAAGCATCTGCTGCTTCAAGATCACCAGATAGAGTTGAACGAGCAATTGATAAATTCTTTGATAAACCAAGAGTTAAAAAACTTGGTGATAGAATTGATAATTTTTCAGCAAAAGTAAAAACAGCAACTCCAAAAATTGCAGACCTAGGATCAACTGCAGGTACAGCAGCAGACAGTGCAGCAAGAAATGCACAAGTTGCTTCAACAATGACAAAAGAAGAACTTAAGAATGCCCGTCAGTTAAAGCAGATGAATGGTGCTGGAAAGTCAATGGGTATTGGAATGGCTGCATCAATGCTTCCTATGATGGGAATGGCACAGGCTTCTTCAAATCCAAATGGCATGATGGCAAGAAACATGAGCACTCTAAGTTCTGTTGCTATGCTTGCAATGATTGCTCCAATGCTTAATACTCCAGTAAAACTTCTTGCTTCTGTTGCTATTGGGTATGCCGTTATTTTAAAAATGCAGTCTCAGCAAATTAAAAAAGCAATTATTGAGGGAGATAAACTATCCCAGCAATTTGCAATGACATCAACAAAGTTAGAAGAATTTGGAAAAATAACTGGAAATGTATCAGTAACCCAAGTAGAAGAACAAAAAAGACTTGGAAGAACATCAATTGCACCAGCAGCATCTCAACAATTTGGTGAAAACTTTCTTGGATCTGAAACTGGTAAAAAGTTTAAAGAAGATTTTGATAAATTATCAAAGCAATATGAGTCATCTATTGCTGGACAAATATCTGTTGCACAGTTAGCATCTGCAGTAAATCAAGGAGTTTTGTCTTATCTTCAAGCAGAATCTGTTATTACTAAAATGGCAAGAGATTTAAAGGATCCAAATTTAGAATTCCAGATGCAAGGACAGTTAATGAAAATCCTTGGACCAGACGGACAAGACTTATCAAAGAATCCACTTAAGGTTCAACTTGAATTAATAAAAGCAAATCAAACAGGATTTGATGCTGTAGCCAAAAATTTCCAAGAAGTTGGATCTTCACAACTGGGAATGTACAGTAAAGGAGAGTTTGCTGGCCTTGCAGGTGGCGCAGTTGCTGGAGGTATAGTTGGACTAAAGGCTTATAATTTATCACTTGCTGCAATTGCAACAGAGGCTGGAGCAGCGACTACTAACTTAAGCCTAATGGGACAATCAATTAAGGCTATTGGTCCAGGAAGAATAACTGCAGTTGCTGCGGTACTAGGAACAATAGCAACAAGAGTATTCCAAAGAGGAAAAGAAGCAGAGGCAATTGGAGCAGCAGCAGGAACACTTCAGGGTGTTGCCTCTCAAAACTTTGCTGCTATTCAACAGTCTGCTGATGCACTAAGTAATCAGTATAGTATTCAAATAGGAAACCTCTCTCTTGAAAAAGATAGAACAACTAACTTACAAGAAATTGAAAGAATTACATCAAGAATCACTACTCTTGAAGCAAGTAGAACAGCAGGGCTAGATGCTCTGGCTAAAAAACAACAAGAAGTTTTAGATTTATATCTAGGAGTAGTTAAAAACTATCAGAGCAATAAAGAAGGCGTAGGACAAAGTTCTGCAGAAGTATTTACAGACCCATTTGCATTCTTACCATTTGTTAAATCTAAAGATGAGAAGATGCTTGCAAAAACAATGGATGCTGCAATTATTGGAATGCAAGAAGCATGGAATAATAGCATAGGTTCAAAACTTCTTGGACAACAACTTCAAGGAATGAATATTGAAGATGTAATTAGAATATCACTTCTTGTTGAATCAAAATCAATTTCACCAGAACAAATGTTAGTTCTTAAAGATGTAGTTGAGCGCAATGGCAAAGATATAAATCAAGTTATTAAATTTGCACTAGAAACAACAGATGCAGAAACACTTGGTAGAATTACAACACTTCTTGGAAGATTTGAAAATACTACAAAGCAAAAGGGATTCCAAAATTTAACTGATCAACTGCTTGGAAAAGATCCAGCAAAACTTAAGAGTGTTCTTACAGCCCTTGAAGAATATGCAAAGGCTCCAGATACAATTCCAGTAAATATGGGAATGGAAATTGATCAAAGTGATATTGATAGACTTGCTGCATTTGGTAAGGAAATTGATGGAATTAAGAAACGCTTTCCAAATGGACAGTTTGATGCTAAGTTATTAACAAAATATCAAACAGAACTTGCGGGAGCAGGAATGCCAGCAAATGCAACATTAGATTATGTTGTAAGCAACATAGATTACTTTATGAAACTTCCTGCAGAAAAAAGATTTGAAGCAATTTTTGCATTTACAATGTTAAAGGATGCAGACTCAGTTAAAGCAGATATTGAAAAAACATTAAAAATTGGATTTATGAAAAAGGCTGAACAAAGAGATCCAGCAACCATGTTTGTTGATTCTGCTAGAACAGCAGCATCATTGCAATATGATGCATGGAGAAAATCTGCAGAAGGTGTAAAGGCTTATACTACTGCTCTTAAAGAAATGGGTCTTGAATGGAAGGGCCAAGGTATAGATGATGGTTCAAAGGGTGCAGGAACATTAGGACTAGGTGGCGATGCTCCAAAGAAAGATATGTCATTCCTAAATGATCTTGCACAAAAACTAAAACTTGTTAAAGAAGGTGGCTTTAATGCACTTACTCCATTAGCGTCTTTAAGAAAATTCCTTAACGATGGAGGTAAAAAATCAATAAACCCAGGACTTGATGCACAGTCTGGAGCAATTAAACAAATAGAGACAGCAGCAAAGAAGGCTGGAATTTCTATTGATAAAGACTTCATGGAAATTATTAGAGGTTTGGATGCAGAACAGTTTAAGTTGTGGTCAGATACTCTATTTAATATTCAAAAAAATGGAAGAATTACTGGTCTTAAAGATGACTTTATAGTTATTAATGAAGGATTCCGTAAAGCAACTATTGGCGGATACATTCAAGACGTAAAAGATGCAAGCAAAGAAATTGAGAATCAAGTTGCAGCCCATAAGTTATTAACAAAAGAAGGATATAACTCACTTGAAATTCAAAAGATATTACAAGATGCAACACTAACTGCAAAGATTGCAGCACAAGGTGGATTGAAAGCAACTAAGCAAGAACAACAAGAATTAAATAAAGAAATAAAGAAAACAATTGACCTTAATTATCAATTAAGTACAATCAAACTTAATGACAATATTGCAGATACAAATATGCAAATTGAGGCTTATAAGAAACTTGCTGCTGCTGGGGTAAAACAAGAAGTTATTCTTGAAATATTAAAAGATAAGTCTAATGCCTGGGCTATTGGTTCAGCAGATGCAACCGTAAACCTTAAAGATAACTTTGGTGACTTAATAGTAAAAACTAAAAACTATTCAGATATGCTTGAATTAATTAGAAAACAATCACTTACATTTGAACAAAGCACACAAGAAGCAATTGATGCTAACACAACTGTACTTGATTTACAAACCAGAGCATTACAAAATCAATTTGATATAGCCAATATTGGACTAAAGGCTAAGATTAAAACTGCAGAAATTGATGTTAAATCTGTTAATGAAAGTATTCAAAAAGAACAAGACAAGATTGATGCAATTAATCTTACGCTTAAGTATGATCCAAATATTGGACAAAACTTCCTTGATGACCTTCAAGAAAAAATTAATGATGCACAACGAAACATGGACATTAATTTTGATAGACCACTACAAGTTCTATCTGACAGATCAGCGGTATTATCAAATGATTTAACTTTAATTGATAAGGCTACTGAGTCAATCAATGAAAAATATGATGCTCAAGAAAAGGCACTACAAACAATATCTGAACTTAACTCTGATATTGCAGCACAGGAAAAGAGTAGAATTTCTCTTGCTGATGCTCTGTCTCAAGGTGATATTTCAGCAGCAGCACAATTAGCAAATGATATGCGTACAACTGCAGCAGAAGCAGCCAATCGTAAATCTGGAGAATTCATTGCTGCAGCAAGAAAGGCTGAAACAGACAATCTAGTATCTGCAAGCGGTATGACAAAAGCACAAATTGAAGCAGAACAGTTTAGAATTAGCCAGCAATCTTATGCTCTTGAACAACAAAGAAAGACAGTACAAACACAGATTCTTGCATTAGAAGATCAGGTTTATAACATAACAGAATTAAGAGAAGCAAGACTTCTATCAATTAGAGACATTGAAACAGTAATTGATGGTATTAAGTCAACTCAACTTGCAAAGGCACAAGAAAATTTAGATAAGTTACAGGCAGAACTTGACAAGAATCAAGAAATACTTGATGCAAAACTTCTTGCAATTGAAAATGAAAAACTTGGTTGGGAATCTATACAGATTCAACTTGATGGTTATAAGGCTAAACTAGTACAAAGTAATAATGAACTTAGAACAATGAAAGATATAATGGATTCAATTATTGCAGCAATGGCTGTAATATCTTCAATGAATTATTCATCAACAAGTGCATTTGTTTCATCTGCAGGAAGTGTAGATTCTTATGTTCAACCAGAAAATACTGCAGCATCTATTGCAGCATTAGAAGAATTTATAACAGTAGTTGAAGAACTTGATGCAGCCCAAGCAGCAGCAGATGAAGCAGCAGCAAACTCTGCAGAAAATACTGGTGGTGGGCCAGATGCTGCATATGATCGTAAAGTTGCAGCAGCAGCAGCAGCACGACTTGCTGCAGCACAGGCAGCCTATAATGCAACATTGCCTGCAATTGATCCAAATAATGTTGGCGGTGGCGGTGGAAGAGGATTCTTTGCAATGTCTTCTGGAGGAATGGTTCCAAGATACATGGCTGCTGGTGGTATTGCTGGTTATAAACCTGCAGGTGAAAAAATTCCTATGCAGATGTCTTATGGCGGAATGGTTCCTAAATATTTTGCGGTAGGCGGAATGTCAAGAGGAACAGATACTATTCCAGCAATGCTAACTCCTGGAGAATTTGTAATGACTAAGTATGCTGTTGACTCATATGGTGTTGATAAAATGAAGGCTATTAATAGCGGATCATACGATGGCGAGAAGGTGTATAATTATAATCTAAACGTCAATGTTAAATCTGATGCAAATCCAGAGGATATTGCAAGAGTCGTTATGACACAAATTAGACAAGTTGACTCACAGAGAATTAGGGCACAGAGGGGCTAAATGGCTACAGCAGCGTATTTAACAGGTAGACGTAGGTATGAACGCCCCCAGGCCCTGTTGTGGTCTGAGAACCCTGGTACACTCGTTAATGGGGTATACCTGCCGACTGGCTATGAAGTACAAGGTAACTTTGATGCATCTACTGATACAGATCTAACTAATCAATTTCTTATTCTTTCAGACCATAATCGTGGGGAATTAAATTTTACACCAACAAGAATTGAACAAAGACAAAGAACTATTAATGGACGTATGCGTTCATACCATATAGCAGATAAGTTAACTATGTCTGTTTCATGGAGTAATTTACCATCAAGAGCATACTTTCAGGATGCAGGGTTTTTATCTACTGGTTTATCCCCTGACAAAAAAACAACAGGTGAATTTACAGCAGATGGTGGAGCAGGCGGAGTAGAACTTCTTGACTGGTATGAAAACCATACAGGTCCTTTTTGGATGTTTATGGCATATGACAAGTACTCAAACTTTGGTAAGGCCGATGCAGACTATGGACATCTTGCTCAATATAACCAAATCATGCAGGTATATATTGCAGACTTTAATTATTCTGTTGTAAAACGTGGTGGGTCAAATCACGATCTTTGGAATATTTCGGTAACACTGGAAGAGGTCTAAATGTTTGTTAGTGAGACATTAAAGACACATTTAGAAACATCTTCAACAGTACAGTTACAGTCATTAGTCTTGGCTGAGTGGAATATGAATATGCCAGATAATATTTATAAACTTGGGAACTATAGATATAGACCTACTGGCTCAGATGTTCAGTACAGAACACTTCCACTAACATTTGACAATCTAGATGAAGGTAATTACTATACAGGTGCAACTGATGCAGATGTTGTTGTAGATGGAGGGTTTGATAACTCTGGGGTACCTCAATTATTTACATCAACTAAAGAAAAATTAAAAATAATTTATTCTTTAGAAGATTGCCTAAAACCATTTAGACCACGTTCTGGAATTAATAAAGCATCTTATTTTAATAACAGATATCTTGCAAACTCTGGAGCCTCTCTTGCACAAAGACCAAGATACTATATGGCCTCAAGATATGATCAGTTTAGATATTGGTCATCATTTAGAACAGAGAACAACCTTGAAAGAGGAATTGCTAAAAATATATCAAATGGATTAAACTATATTGATGATGCTGTTCCATTTGTAGTTTATAAAGAAAATGTTCCAGCAAATAAGATTATTGTAAAAATGCAAACAAATGTTGGCACTGTTAATATGGGAACCATGATAACCCAGTCTGGATCTTTGGGTGATCCACTTTATGGAGTAGAAAATAAGACAACTCCAGTAAGATGGAGGGTTCAATATTTAAATAGAGATAACTGGATTGATGCATACTCATTTGATGAAAACTCATTGCGTAGTGATGGAACACCTATTGTTCCAGAAGATGGCTATGTGGAGTTAGAGTATGGTTTAAAAATTCCAAATCAATATAAAACAAACTTTAAATTTGCAGAAAAACTATCATCTAGCACACTGCTTCCAGAAACATCTATTAATGGATATGCCTATCTTGTTGTGCAAAATGAAAATGAAAGAGGAACTTTTTATATTTGGAGTAGTTCCAGTAATGAATATAATACATTTACACCAGAGTATGGCTGGGACCTATCAGCTGGAATTCTAAATAGTTCAACAACTCTAGTTACAGACTTAACAAGCCCAGACTTTTTTACCAATGACGCAAACAACTCTACAACATATAGAGAGTTTTCATATATTCGTGGAATAAGAGTTGTTGTTGAAACAATGAATAAGTTTGATTGTACCTTTGATTTAATTGAAATGTCTCCAAGACTATTGGTAAACATCTCAGACAAGGTTATTGATTACAATATTAAAAAAATACTTTCTGATATTGGATCAACATCACTACCAGTAGGTCAACTATTAGCGTCAACTGGAACTCTATCTTTATTTGATGATGATCAAGCCTTTAATGAAAATAACACTTTAAGTATAGTCTATAAATATATAAGAAAAAACATTAAGTTTAATTTTTATGAATCAATATTTGATGTTAACGGAGATGAATACTCCATTCCAATTAAGACTTTATACTCAGAAGGATTTCCACAAGCAGATGTTACTGCAGCAAAACTATCTTTAGAACTAAGGGATTTTTATTTTTTCTTAGAATCAATGCCAGCACCAAGACTTCTTACAACACAAACATCTCTAAGTTATGCAATATCCCTTATACTTGATTATATTGGGTTTAGCAATTATGTTTTTAAGCGTGTAGCGGATGAATCAGATCCAATAATTCCATACTTCTTTATTGCACCAGATCAAAATGTTGCAGAGGTTTTAAATCAATTAGCAGTATCTACACAAACTGCAATGTTTTTTGATGAATACAATAATTTTGTTGTAATGAGTAAAGATTATTTAATGCCAACAGAATCACAAAGAGACGTAGATTTTGTATTGTCTGGATCAAATAATCAAACAGACTCAGGAGTAATTGAGAATGCATTTTCTGGCAACCTGCCAAATATTTTATCTATAGCGTCACAAGATAAAAAGATTTATAACGATGGAAAGATTAATTATACAACTAGATATATTCAAAGATCCTATGGCTCAATAAAACAATCAACAATGATTGACAAAGAAAAAGCTTGGATATATAAGCCATCATTGTTATGGGAAGTTGCTGGAACAGACTCAACTAAAACAATAAATGAACTAGCTTCAAAGCAAGGAAGTTATGTTCTTGGAGCAATGCCATTAAATTCAGATATTCCAAATACACCTCCAACTGTTCAAAAAAATGTTGTTGTAAATAATATAATTGATCTTGGAGAAAATGTATATTGGTTAACAAGAAATACAGGCTACCTTTATTCTAATGGAGAAATTATAAAGTATGATGCAGCACAGTACAATATAACTGGAATTGGAAACGTTTGGATTAGCGATAACCAAGAGTATCAAAAATATTTTGCATCTCTTCCATTTAATGGAAAGATATATCCAACGGGATTAATCAGAATATACTCAACGCCATACTACGAAACAGTTAATGGTGTAACAAGACTTCAGAATGGTGCTGTAGTAGACCATGGACGTGGACAATTTGGAACACAGATAACTAGCCACTATGCTGGAATAAACACTTATTGGACAGATAGTGATAATGTCCGTGGTGTTGACATGAAAACACAATATTTATTTACAACTCAACTTGATGAAAATGTAACAGTACCAGCAACCTCACTTGGCGCAGCAGGCGTAAATAATGTAACTGCTAAACAGTCAACAAGAAATAGCATAATTAAAAACTTTATGGCAACAAGTGATTTGACTGATACAGACATTAATGGCTTGCTGTCTACACAAAGTGGAACAATTCAGTCATCCGCTCTTGTATTTAATGGTCCATCATTTAAGACAACAGAAACACCCCTTAACTTTGTTTCATATGTTTATAAGGAATTAAATAATGCCTATAGACATTTTGGAACAAGAATGAGAATCATAGGAAAAATTGAAAACAATTTAACTAGAACACAAACCGCAACGGGCAGTATTCCATATTTTCAGGTTAATGGAACACAGCCAGATCAAAACGTAAATATTGGTGGAGGCTCTGGAGGCCTTGCAGTATTGTTAAATCCAGAAACAAACAATGGATACTATTTTGAACTAATAGCATTAACAGAAGATAATATTACTCCATATTTAAAATTAGATAAAAGCAATCAAGCAGAAGTTTCAATTAATAACGTTGTTTTTTATAAAATTAAAAAAGATTCTTCAAACACTAATGCGGTTCCAATTAAACTTTGGGGAGGCATATCAAAAGTAATTGTAGACGATGGTTTATTTTCTGGGCAGCAAAGAATGTCTGCAGAAGACAACTCAACAGTATATGACCTATCTGTAGAGTATCAAGATATTGGAAAGATAAGAAGATTTTATCTTTATATAAATAATCAACTTATTAAAATTGTAGATGATAATGATCCTCTTCCAGTATATAATAATATGGCACTGTTTGTTCGTGGATCATCTAAGTGTATGTTTGAAAACATATATGCTTTATCTCAAAATTATAGTCAGAACACCTCTTTTGTTATAGGAGAAACGCTGTCTAATCAGTTTGGTAGTTCAAGTATTGATGTAAACGATTCATTTAGAAAATATGCTATGAGCGGAGTTGTTCAATCAACATATTTGTCTGGCATAAGTTCTCAACAACCACCAAATTATAATATGTACTTTGAAGAGTTTGGATCTATTATGCGAGAGTGCTCATACTTTGATATTAAATATGATCGTGCCTATCCAGCACTATATGCAAAACTATCTCCAACATTTAATAATATAAAGGGATATACATCTTCAGGATTTTATGCAGACTCATATGGTGCTGAGTTTTTAATCTTTAACTCAACAGACAAGGCATTAAATTTAGATGAAACAACTGGAAACTTTTTAAGAATCCAAGGCATTACATTTACACAAGATACAACACACGAACTAACTGTTGATGAATTTTTTAAGAAGCGTGGAAACTTATCAGATCCAGAACTTGTAGGAAGTACGCTTACGTATTCTCCATTAGTGGAAAAATTAAAGTATGATGAGATTAAATTAAGCAGAATCACATATGGTAAAAATGAGTTTAGTATTGACAGCCCATACATTCAGACGCAGGATGATGCAGAAGCAATGATGAATTGGATTATTAATAAACTAATGGTTCCAAAAAAATCTGTTGGTGTTAACATTTTTTCTATTCCAACTTTACAACTGGGAGATATTGTTACCATTGACTATAAAGACTCTACTGGAATTGAACTGGTAGCGTCAGATCTATCTCGTTTTGTTGTATATAATATAGAGTATGCTAGATCAGAATCAGGACCAAGTATGACCGTTTATTTGAGTGAGGTATAAAAATGGTATCAGCAACCCCAGATACACCATCGTCAGCATCTGTTTCAAACCTTCTTCCAAAAAGCCCTACAAAGACTGCTCCAATAGATACTGTTTTATTTGATGATAACTCAATGTCTATTGAGATAATGACTGATCTTATATTTGAAGATATTGGTGGACATGAGTTAATTAATATTGCTAGAAATGATATTGTGAATGGTCAGCAAGTATCTTATACCCCAATTAAAAATTTAGGACTAATCCAGCAGATGTACAACCCAAATAACATTTTGAGGTTACAGGCTACATCAGAAAAATATTTTAACAACTTTTCTATAAAGTTTGAAGAGAAGGTTCCTCTTGTTGGCAATGGGCCAAATGGAACAAATGTCTACATTGAAGAAGCCACTGGAGACCTAATTATTGAAGGTATTAATATTAATAAAGATGAATTGTTTGAGGTTGAAATATCCTTAAATGGTACAATATATATAGCAAACTTTGGAGAGACTACATCATGATAACTAATACTGGCAAAAATATTATTGGAAAGTATATGCTTGGTCAAGCACCAGCATACGCATCTTACCTTGCCGTTGGCTGTGGTCCAACCCCCCTACAGACTGAAGATGTTGCTGATAATTTTGCAACAAAAACAAACTTAGATTTTGAAATGTTTAGAGTTCCCATATCTTCTAGAGGATTCGTAAATGAAAACGGTATTGATAAAATTGTACTTACCGCAGAACTACCAACAGAAGAAAGATATGAAATAACAGAGGTAGGACTATACTCAGCAGGTTCTAACCCTTCGGCAGGAACACAAGACAGTAAGACTGTTTTTGCATTTACCCAGGGTGAGAACTGGGAATATCATACATCTTCTACATCTACACAAATTACAACAATATCAACACCACTTGATACAAACGATGATGATATTATTAATGCAGTAGGAACAGATTCTGGAGTATTTCAGACTAATGCAGATAATTCTATTTTTTATAATACAGATCGTGTTGAAAGATATGAGCGAGCAAGGTTTTTAAATAATACAATATTGATGCAGGGGGATGACTCAGATCTAAGTTTGGGTGGTGGTGGGTCTGGTGGAGTTGACAACATTGTTATTGATTCTGGAAATCATATACACCTTACTTCTCCAAACGTTGACTTTTCAGGAAACTCTCCAATTGATGAATTAAGGTTTGCATTTTCTTTAGTAAACAGAGATGGAGGATCTGCCTCAGTTCCAGATACAATAAGAATTCTTATTGACTTTGCAGGAACTGACCAAACAAATCCAAGCATCTATGCTAGGTTTGAAGTTAATATTGAAGACGGCGTTGATGGATATGACTTTGCAACAAACAGATACTTTGTTGTTTCAAAACAATTGCAGGAATTATATAAGAGTCAAAACTTTACATGGGATGCAGTTAACGTGGTAAAGATTTATGTTTCTATTTTTGATAGTTTAAGCGGAGGCTTGTATCCAACATCAGATTATTACATTGCTTTAGATGCGTTAAGACTTGAAAATATAGCAACTGTTAATCCGCTATATGGTTTAACAGGATATTCTGTTATTAAAAATGATACTGCATCAACTGTAATTAAATCTCCGAATACAAACAACTATATTGAATTTAGATTTTCTATTGGTGTAACGTAATGGCTGATGCTAATATTAAAAAACTTAGGGTGTTAAAGTCATCACTGCCACCAATTGATCACGATACAGAAAAATATAATATTCGTTATAGAGTTATATCTGAAGATAGAAACAGAGTTTCTCACTGGTCTCCAATATATAATTCAGATGGCGTTGATCTTGTTGTAACAAGTGGAGCAGTATCTAAGGCAGGAAACATAATTACAGCAGTATGGGGAGATCAAAATGATTTTCCAGAATACGATGTCTTTGTTAAGTTTGACTCAAATGACTTTTTTTATCATGGAAAATCAAAAGTCCATTCGTATTCATTTTTAAAAACTGGGACTACATCGGTTAGAGTAAAGGTTCAAATCATTTCATCAAAAAAAGAAATTAAAGAAGCACTAAATATCTTCGACTCTGGCACAGTGTCTTTGATATAATCTAATAGGAGGAATAAAATGGCAAAAGTACCACTACCTGAAAGAGGACAACCTCTTGATGTTACATATATTTATCAGTTAGTTGAGGCAGTTAATTTTTTATCAACCCAAATATCTGATGCAACATACAACTATACAGATGTTGATGTTGTTGGAGGAGAAAAACAAAGTTTAAAAACATCTAATACAAAGTTTATTGGAAAGTTTAAATCAATTGCAAATAATGAAACGGTAACAGCAGGTCAAGAAAAATCCTACTCTATTGATTATTCTAACTTTAAGTTTCCACCAATCGTAACTTTGTCTATTGTTAATACAAGTGGTACAACAGCAGGCGCAAATACTACTGTAGTTCTTACATCTGTTACCACAACTCAGTCTAACTTTACAGTAAAGTATGGTGTATCTGGAACTGCAACTATTGGAATAAATCTAATTGCTATTGGAGTTCCTAACTAGGATGAGATGTAAAAGATGCGAAGGAAAAATGTTTGTTGATAGGATACATTCAAACATAGATCACTTAGAAACATATTGTGTAAAATGTGGAAATAGAAAGTTTTATCATCCACCTAACGAATCTGTGGAGGGAAAATGGTTACTGCAAAAGGAAAAATTCAGAGCGAAGCATATAATAGCGAACCTGTAATTCCTGGCGGTAAAAAAATATGGTTTCTTAATGGAGACTTAGTAAGACTTCATCATAGTTCTAGATCAACAGGAATGGTAACCGTTTATAATATTAACAAAGATAGATTAGAAACTTGTTTACGTTCTGACTTTAGAAGAAATAGAAAGAAAGCCTATACTGTTGCAGAGACTGCTAAATTAGTTAATCGTCATAGAAAGTATATGCCAAGATTAATAAAACGAGGAGTCATCCCTCCTCCAGTTGGATCAAGCATTGATGGAAAAACAGGTTTTCAAATAAGAGCATATTACTCAGAAGATCAGGTCAAAGAGATTTGTGCTATACTTGCAACTATACATATTGGACAACCAAGAAAAGACAAATTAATAACAAACAACATGACTCCTACAAGCCAAGAGTTGACAAGGCGAATGGGAGACGGTATACTTACATATACGAAGACAGAAGATGGGCGATACATTCCAGTGTGGAGTGAGTCTATTTAATTATTGAATGGGTGGATAATGGAAAACGATAATACAAAGGTATCTGTAACACTTGGATATACACTTAATCTAGGAAATTTTCAATCACTACGCCTTGATTTAGGAATTGTAGATTCAAAGCGTGATGGCGAAAATATAGATGAGGCTTTTGGTCGTGTCTATAAATTTGTAGAAGACAAACTTACAGAAAAAATTCAAGAAGCAAAATCTGAAATTTCAGATTAATGGCTGAGCGCAAAGACCGAATGGCTTTGCTCAGTAGGTTTAACAAGTTTTACTTGCAACGGTATGAGCAGAAGTCTAACATGAACCTAAACGTTGAACAGTGGGCTGCTGATGCCCTTGTAGAATCATATGGTATTGCTCAGTGCTATGATATTCTTGAATATTACTTTAGTATTGCACAAGACCCCTCATGGAATTACTTTGCATACAATGCAGAAAAAATTATTAATGGTAAAGCCGAAGTAGAGCAAGACAAAAAAGAACGTCAAGAACGTAGGAAATTAGCAAAGGAGTGGTTAAGTGAATAATACAGAAGCAAAGTTAATCTCTGCAGTATTACAAGATAAACAAATTCACGTACTACTTCAAGCAAATGTTGAAACACTATTAAGAACACATAACGATGTTTGGAACTTTATTCGTTTGTATTCTGAGAACAGTCAATGCCTGCCACCAGCAGATTTAGTTACAGAAAAGTTTAGAGACTTTGAGCCTATTGCTGGAATTGGATCAACAAAACACCACCTTGCAGAATTACAAACCGAATATCTTAATGATAGCCTAAAAGACATTTTACGTAATGCTGCAGGAGAAGTTCAAAGCGGTAATGGCGGAGAAGCCCTTGAACATTTAATTACAAAGACTTCTGAGTTAAAAAAGAATACATCTGCTATTCGTGATATTGATGCAACAGATCTTGGTTCTGCCGTTGCATATTTTGAAATGGTTCAGAAACAAAAAGAAAATGGTCAATTAGGAATTAAGACAAACCTTCCAGGATTTGATAACTATCTTCCATCTGGAATTATGCCAGGACAGTTAGGCGTATTCCTTGCTTATCCAGGAATTGGTAAGTCTTGGATGGCTCTATACTTTGCAGTTCAAGCATGGAAGCAAGGTAAGTCACCACTTATTATTTCTCTTGAAATGTCTGAAACAGAAGTTCGTAATCGTATTTTTGCAATTATGGGTGAAGGTCTTTGGTCACACAGAAAATTATCTAATGGTGAAGTTGAACTTGATATGCTTAAGAAGTGGCATTCTGATAAAGTTGCTGGTCGTCCAGAGTTCCATATTATCTCAAATGATAGTGGTGGAGAAGTAACCCCTTCTGTTATTCGTGGAAAGATTGATCAGTACCGTCCAGACTTTGTTGTTGTTGATTATCTGCAACTTATGTCACCAAACCAAAAGGCTGATTCTGAAACGGTAAGAATGAAGAACCTTTCAAGAGAACTTAAACTAATGTCTATTGGTGAAGAAGTACCTATTATTGCTATCTCATCTGCAACACCAGATGATGTAAAGGATTTATCAAGTCCTCCAACACTTGGACAAACTGCTTGGTCTAGACAGATTGCCTATGATGCTGACTGGGTTATGGCTCTTGGCCGTGCAACTAACAGTGATATTATTGAATGTGTATTTCGTAAAAATCGTAATGGTTTTATGGGAGACTTCTTAGTTCAAGTAGATTTTGACAAGGGTTACTACAGGTATAAAGACTATGAAGACAAGTAATATATATACACAAGAACAGATTAAGCGTGTTCTTATAGGTTCTGGAGTTGATATTGAAGCAGAATTTGGTAATGATTTTATAATCTTTTGTCCATACCATAACAATAATAGAACCCCTGCTGGTGAAGTTGCAAAAGATAGCGGACTCTTCTTTTGCTTTGGCTGTCAGACGACAAAAAATTTAGAAGAATTGATAATGCATATGTCTGGACGAACATACTTTGAGGCAGTTCGTTATATTAAAAGCAAAGAGACAGAGCACGATATTGAAAAGTTAGTTAATAAAACTCTTGTAGCCACACCAGAGTTTACTCCATATGATGAATTAATATTAAAGCGTTTACACAATCAACTGCTTGCAGAAGAAAAGCCCAAGAATTATCTTAAGTATAGAAAGATTAATGATTCTTCATTTACGAAGTTTTCACTTGGCTATTCAAAAAAGCAAGACTCAGTAACTATACCAATGCATTCACCAGATGGTATGTGTCTTGGTTTTGTTGCAAGAACAATTGAGGGTAAAGATTTTAAAAATACACCAGGATTGCCAAAGGGTAAGATATTATTTAACCTGCACAGAATCAAATCATCTGGTACAGTATATGTAGTTGAATCATCTTTTGATGCTATTCGATTAGACCAAGTAGGTTTCCCAGCAGTTGCTACTCTGGGGGCTAATGTATCTAATTCTCAAATTAGATTGTTAGAAAAGTACTTCACAAACGTTGTACTAATTGCAGATAACGATGAGGCTGGCAGTATAATGAAAGATAAGTTAGTTGAAAAACTTGGATCTTTGGTTACTACTATTAGACTTGATAAAAAATATAAAGACATAGGTGATATGGAAGATGAAGAAATTAAGAACTTAGAGTTCCAGTTTGACAAATCTATATCTGCTATGCTAAACTAATATAACAACACGAAGGAGAAAAATATGAGTATTGTAAAGGGATTAAAGAACATCGAAACCCTACTCGAAAAGCCAAAGTATGATGAGAATGCACCAAAGGTTAAGTGGCTAAAACTTGCCGATGGACAATCAGTAAAGATCCGATTCATTGAAGAGTTGGACGAAGATTCTGCAAACTATAATGCAGAGCGTGGACTTGCACTAGTTGTTAAGGAACACACAAATCCAAAGGACTACAAGCGTAAGGCTGTAGATACAATGGAAACAGAAGGTCGTGACTGGGCAGAAGAGATGCATCGCAAAGATCCAAAGGCTGGCTGGAGAGCACGTCTTCGTTTCTACTGCAACGTTCTTGTAGACGACGGCATTGAAGCACCATATGTTGCAATCTGGAACATGGGTATTAGCAAGCAGTCATCATTTAATACAATTCGTGAGTATGCTCTTGAAACAGGAAGCATCTCTAACGTACTATGGAAGTTAAAGCGTAATGGTCAGGGAACTGAAACTAATTACACACTAATTCCATCAGCACCAGATAAGGAACCATTTGCTTGGGGAGATATCAAGCCATATCCACTAGAGTCTGCATTACGCAAGATTCCATACGCAGAACAAGAAGCGTTCTATTTGGGGTTTGACACTCCATCTGTAACTTCATCTACCAACACAGATTGGTAATATGAACTACGTAGGCTTACACGTACATACCCATTACTCACTATTTGACGGCGTAGCAACTCCAAAAGAGTATGTTGACCGTGCTAGTGCTTTAGGTATGCCAGCAATCGCAATCACAGACCATGGTACGTTATCTGGTCATCGTGAGATGTATCGCATGGCTAAAGAAAAGGGTATTAGGCCGATTCTAGGTCTAGAAGGATACATGTGTGCAGACATATCTGATAAACGAGATAAGTCTGAAAGAGAAGGTCAACAAGATCTTGTCTATAACCACATTATCCTTCTAGCCAAGAATAAATTAGGTTTAGAAAACCTTAACAAGATTAGTGAACTATCATGGACAGATGGTTTTTTTAAGAAGCCAAGGTTTGATTTTGATATTCTACAAAAATATCGTGAAGGTATTATTGTAACCTCTGCTTGTCCAAGTAGTGTTATTGTTAAGGCTTTAGAAGAAGAAGAGTTTGCTCTTGCTAAAAAGTATATTCAATGGTTTAAAGATACTTTTGGTAGCGACTACTATATTGAAGTAATGCCACATAATGAAGCCCAGATAAATAAGTACCTAATAGAACTTGCAGATGAGTTTAATATTAAGGTTGTTGTTACACCAGACTGTCACCATGTTGACCAATCACAAAGAGAAGTACAAGAGTTTAAGTTGTTGCTTAACACACATGGCAAAGTAAATAAAGAAGCAACATATGAAAAGTCAAAAAAGCAACCAGACATGATGAAGCGACTTGACTATCTATATGGAGAAGATCGCCAGATAACATTTAACAAGTTTGACATTCACCTTTTGTCTTATGAAGAGATGAAGGCAGCGATGGAATTGCAGGGTATTGATAGACCTGACATCTATGCTAATACACTACTACTAGCAGATACAGTAGAAGACTATGAGATACAAGATGGACTAAACCTGCTACCAGTTCAATACAAAAGCCCAGATAAAGAACTTGCTAAAATATCTTTAGAAGGCTTACAACTAAGAGGTTTGTCAGAAAACAAAGAATACCTAGATAGACTTGATGAAGAACTTAAGATTATTAAAGATAAGAAGTTTGCACCATACTTTCTTGTTGTTCAAAGCATGATTGCTTGGGCTAAGAAGGAAGGTATTATGGTTGGTCCAGGTCGAGGATCTGCTGCTGGTTCTTTAGTCTGCTACTCACTTGGTATTACAGATATTGATCCAATTAAATATGGTCTGCTGTTCTTCCGATTTATTAATCCAGAACGTAATGACTTTCCTGATATTGATACAGATATTCAAGATAACAGACGTGATGAAGTTAAAGACTATCTTGTTAGACAATATAGACACGTTGCATCTATTGCAACATTCCTTGAATTTAAAGACAAGGGTGTTGTACGAGATGTAGCAAGAGTACTAGACATTCCTTTAACAGATGTAAACAAGGTTTTAAAGTTAGTAGATACTTGGGATGAATACTGTTCATCAAAGACTACTGTTTGGTTTAGAGAAAAGTATCCAGAGGTGGAGGTTTATGGTGAACAATTACGTGGTCGTATTCGTGGTACTGGTATACACGCTGCTGGTGTGGTCACTAGCAAAGATCCGATTTTTAGGTTTGCTCCAATGGAAACGAGATCTAGTCCTGGGTCTGATGAACGTATACCTGTGGTTGGTGTCGACATGGAAGAGGCTGAACGCATCGGGCTTATAAAAATTGATGCACTTGGTCTTAAAACATTAAGTGTTATTCAAGATGCAGTTGCTATGATTAAAGAAAATCATTATAAAGATATTGACTTAGATTCTCTTGATCTTGCAGATGCAAAGGTTTATGAAATGCTTTCTGATGGATATACAAAAGGTGTCTTCCAGTGTGAAGCAACACCATACACAAACCTTCTTGTTAAGATGGGTGTAAAGAATTTTAATGAACTTGCTGCATCAAATGCACTTGTTCGTCCTGGTGCTATGAATACTATTGGTAAAGATTATATTGCTCGCAAACATGGCAAGCAAAATGTATCTTATATTCACCAGATTATGAAAGAGTTTACGGAGGATACTTATGGCTGTGTTCTTTACCAAGAGCAAGTTATGCAAGCATGTGTACACCTTGGACAAATGTCCATGTCGGAATCAGATAAAGTTAGAAAAATCATTGGCAAGAAGAAGGATGCTAAAGAGTTTGATGTATACAAAGAACAATTTGTCAAAGGTGCTTCTGCCTATATTACTCCCAATAAGGCTCTTGATCTATGGCACGA